AGGAATTAAAAATGGGTTATCCAAAAATGGAAAAAATGCCTAAAGGCGTTATGTCATCAGATATGACTGGTGACAAAAAGGTTAGCGTCCCTAAGATGGACAAAGAGAAGTTTGTACCTGGCGCATCTGGTGAGAAGATTCCCAAGGGAGCTTTAAGCAGCGACACAAGTGGTGAGCGTAAGATGCCCATCGAAGGTGGAGTTGGCATGGGTAAAGCAGACGGTATTGGTATGCGTGAAGCATCACACATGGGCCATCACGATGGACGCATGGGTGAGATGAAGGGTAAGGTTTCAGAAGAATCTTGCTACGATCACAAGCGTTACGATCACGTTCAAGATATGTAAAAAGCGAAACCCCTAGAAGATTGCAGTCTTTTAGGGGCTTCTAGCCAACACAAAAGGAGTTGTGATGGATAGTAATTGTAAGTCATGTCGTTATTTCTTGGGTAAAGATACGCTAGGGCAATGTCGTAGGTATCCTGTCTACCAAAACAGACATGAGAACGAATGGTGTGGAGAATTCGAGAATAGAAAATATTCCGATGAACCCACGCCTATTCCTACTTTTGAGAGCATGGCGAGGGAACTAACGAGTTTACCTATGTACCAAGAGCCAAAGAAACGTGGGAGGCCAACAAAAAATGCTTAAACCTTTGAGAGATCGAGTGGTTGTGAAGCCGTTGGTCAGAAACATATCTGACATAATCTATGTTGATAATAAAGAACCCTTTAATGAAGGTACTATTGTTGCTATTGGGCCATTGGTCGATCAGGCAATGGTTGGTGACTTTATTAAGTATGGGAACGGTGATTATCTTAACTGGCCTGTTCAGAGAATAGACGGTCAAGATTATCAAATTATCCAAGAGGCAGATATATGCGCCATTCTAGAGGAGTGATTATGTTTGAGACTACAGACAGAGATTTCAGATACGAAGTTGCACGTTACGCTATTGACCAAGTTGGCCCTGAAACAACAGATTGGGTAGAGTTGGCTGACTTGCTAGTAGCTTTTGCTGAAGACGAGATTGAGTGGGAAGAAGACGAGGAAGATGATGGCGAGTAAACCTGGACTTTATGCAAATATCCACGCTAAACAGGCTCGGATAGCAGAGGAGAAGGCCAAAGGTGAAAAGGTAGAGCGTATGCGTAAACCTGGCACTAAAGGCGCTCCTACTGCTAAAGCGTTCAAAGATAGCGCAAAGACGGCAAAGAAATGAAAAAACACGACAAACCTATTGAGCACAAGACCACAGGGAAAGGTAAGACCTACAACCCTACGGACAAAGGCGCTGGTATGACTGCCAAAGGAAGGGCAGAGTACAACGCTAAGAATGGCTCAAACTTGAAAGCACCTGCCCCAAACCCCAAGACTAAAAAAGACGAGGGGCGTAAGGCATCTTTTTGTGCCCGCATGGAAGGGGTAGTAAAGAACGCTAAAGGGCCTGCAGAGAGGGCCAAAGCATCATTAAAGAACTGGAACTGTTAAATGCCACTAATCAAATCAACCAAACCAGAAGCGTTTAAAAAGAATATCAAGACCGAAGTTGCTGCTGGTAAGCCCATCAAGCAAGCCGTGGCGATTGCATATTCAGAGAAACGTGAAGCAGCTAAAAAGACAGAAAAGAAAGGTAAGAAATAATGTTTAACTTTACACATTCAACCCAAGAGGTTAATTTGGTCATCCAAGCACTTGAGCACAAGATTAGAGACTTGACTGAGTTGTTGAACAAAATGGTTCAGAACGCACAAGCTCAAGCCCCCAAGCCTGAAGTTCAAGAAGCACCAAAGGCTGAATGATGCCAGGAGGACGCCCAACCGATTACGATGAGTCATTCTGCGATAAAGTCGTGGAGTTGGGCGCTATAGGTAAGTCTGTAGAGCAAATAGCCAAAGAATTAGGCTTTGCTATTAGAACTTTATACTTATGGAGAGATACTTATCCACAGTTTATGCAAGCCTTAAACACAGCTAAGGAATTAGAGCAAGCATGGTGGGAAGATCAAGCTCAAGCGTATATGTTAGAGCACAAAGATGGGCCAAAACTGAACGCAACATTGTGGTCTAGGTCGATGGCTGCTAGGTTTCCTAAGAAGTATAGAGATAACTCTAAGATTGAGTTGACTGGTGAAGGTGGAGCGCCATTGATTCCACACATACAAGTTAGTTTTGTAAAGCCCAATGAATGAAATTCAAGAGGCGATAAGTAGGGCAGAGTTTCCTCAAAAACTCCAATGTTTATTTGTTCCTGAGAAAGCTCGCTATCGCACGATCTATGGCGGTCGTGGGGGTGGCAAATCTCACTCGGTCGCAAAAGCGCTATTGGTCAAGGGAGCAATGGCAACCTTACGCATTTTGTGTGCTCGTGAGTTCCAAACGTCTATTAGGGATTCTGTACACAAACTACTGTGCGACCAAATCGAGTTATTGGGTTTGTCAACGTTTTACGAAATAACCCAAAATTCTATACGAGGTAAAAATGGTACAGAGTTTGCCTTTGTTGGGTTGAAGAATAACATTGCTAACGTAAAATCATTTGAAGGAATAGACATTTGTTGGGTGGAGGAGGCCCAAACGGTTTCAAGAATGTCATGGAACATATTGATTCCAACGATCCGAAAAGAGGATTCTGAAATATGGATCACGTTTAACCCAGAGTTAGAAACGGACGAAACCTATCAACGCTTTATTGTCAATGCGCCTGAAAATTCCGTAGTTGCCAAGGTCAATTGGTCTGACAATCCTTGGTTTCCTGAAACGCTACGACTAGAGAAAGACGCACTAAGAGCTAGAGACCCAGAGGCCTATAACACGGTTTGGGAGGGTCTATGTAGGCAAACGGTAGATGGCGCTATCTTTGCCAAAGAAATCCAATTTGCAGAGCTAGATGGGCGCATCACTAGAGTGCCTTATGACGCTACAAAGCCTGTACACGCCATTTTTGACCTTGGGTGGAGTGATGCTACTGCCATTTGGTTTATGCAGTTTGTAGGCATGGAAAATAGGCTTATAAGGTACTTTGAGACTAACCAAGAAACCATGTCTAGCATCCTCAATAAGATGCAAGGATTTGGGTATATCTACGATACTTTGTGGTTGCCCCATGACGCAGAAAACAAAACTTTGGCTGGAAATGGTCGAAGTATTGAAGAAATTGTACGAAATTTGGGTTATAAGACTAGAATAGTGCCTAAAGTACCAATTGTGGATTCCATTAACGCTGCGAGAACCATTTTCAGTAACTGTTACTTTGATCGTGAGAACTGCCATCAAGGGCTAGAAGCTCTGAGGCATTATCGCTATGAAGTAGACCCTGATACTGGGATGTTCTCTAAGACGCCTTTACATGACAATTACAGTCATGGAGCAGATGCGTTTAGGTACATTGGGCTAATGATTAGCGAGCCTAAAAAAGTCGTTAAGAAAGCGCCTGTAAATATTCAATCTTCTTGGATGGGTTAAACATGGTAGATGATCTTGAATCTAGCGACTTAATAGCAGACGCACAAGCCTTTTTGCACTTATGTGTAGAGGCAGATATGATGAACCGTACTGAGGCGCTAGAAGACCTTAGATTTAGCGCTGGTGACCAATGGCCTGTTGAGATTCAAAACTCACGCACTTTAGAGTCACGCCCATGTCTAACTATTAACAAGGTAGACGCATATTGTCGACAGATTACTAACAACATACGCCAACAACGCCCACGCATCAAGGTTCATGGTGTAAACAATGAATCTGATGAGAAGATGGCAGACATCCTCACCGGCATTTGTAGGCACATCGAGGTCAACTCAGACGCAGACCAAGCCTATGATAACGCTGCAGACTACGCAGTTCGCATGGGTTGGGGCTTTATTAGGGTCAATACAGACTATGTAAGAGAAGATTCTTTTGACCAAGAAATCTACATCAAGTCAATAATGAACCCATTTACGGTTTATTTTGATCCTAATTCCATATTGCCTGACGGTTCAGACGCAGAGAAAGTTCTAATTACTGAGGTTATTTCTAAGAAGCAATTTAAGGATATGTACCCTGACGCAGACGAGTGTGTTCAGTTCAACCAAAGGGGAGCTGGAGACACAAATGCAGAATGGGTGATGAAAGAAGATATTCGCATCGCAGAATACTTCTATACTGTACGCACAAAGACCAAGTTATTGCTCTTGGCAGATGGGTCAAAAATATACAAAGACTTGTATAAAGGTGACCCAAATTTAATCATCGACCAAAGGGATACGGTCAAAAAAGAAATCCGTTGGGCAAAGCTCACAGGGATGCAAATCTTAGAAGAAGGCGTGTGGGCAGGTCGGTTTATCCCTATCGTGCCTGTTTACGGTCACCAATTGATCGTTGAGAACAAGCGCAAGAAGTTTGGTTTGGTGCGCCAAGCTAAAGACCCACAAAGGATGTACAACTTTTGGCAAACGTCAATGACCGAATCTGTGGCTTTAGCGCCTAAACCTAAGTGGTTGTTGGCAGAAGGTCAAGACGAGGGCCATGAGAACGAGTGGGCACAAGCTAACGTTAAATCTGCGCCTGTGCTCAGATATAAGCAAGTGGACATCGAGGGCAGACCAGCTCCTGTTCCTACTCGCATCCAACCTGAAGCGCCTCCTGCGGGCATTATGACCGCCTCTGCCCAAGTTTCTATGGACTTGCAAGCAGTTATTGGCATTGTTGATCCTAACCAATTGCCCCAAGGTAACATTTCAGGCAAGGCTTTGAACGGTCAACAACAACAAGTTGATTTGTCAAACTACCACTTTTACGACAATTTAACTCGTTCTATTCGTCACATTGGTAAAATCATCCTAGATTTAGTGCCTAAGATTTACGACACAGAGCGTGTAATGCGTATCATTGGTGACGATGGCAAGCCTGACTTGGTGACCCTAAACACACCTGGAACTGACGAGTTTGGCATCAATAAGATTCTGAATGACGTAACGGTTGGTGAGTATGATGTGGTGATGGACACAGGCCCAGGGTATAACTCCAAGCGCCAAGAGGCAGTTCAAGCCATGATGCCCTTGTTTAGCGCAGACCCACAACTTATGCAAGTCGCTGGTGACTTATTTATTCGCAATATGGACTTCCCAGGTGCTCAAGTCATCGCAGATCGTTTGGCAGTCAATA